CTCATTAATTGACTGATAAGTACCAATAACATCTTCTAAATTACCACCCATTTCTAATACATTGGTTGCCGCCTTACCCAATATATTTTCCATTCGTTGGGCTTGTACAGCACCCAAACCTAAAGCTCTGGTTGCAGAAAAAAGTTTTTGTTCAAATTTTGAAGCTTGGTTTATACCGTTCTCTAACCCTTTTGTACCCGCTAAGTCAATTAGTGCTGTTTTAATTGCCTCTAATTTGATTAATAACCCATCCGCGGCTTGTGTTTGTGATTCAACTGTTTCGTTACTTCCTGCCATCATATAATTTGATTAACTATATTATAAATAGTTTAATTAAATTTTTCTTGTCTTTCTCTAATCAAATCATATTCTTCAACTATTTTACCTATAAAATATTTTCTTTCATATGTTGGCATAATAAGAATATCGGAATAAACAAAATTTCCGTTTTTAACCAAAAAATAAATTTCGTCTAATAAAATTGTTTTATAATTGGAAGAAAGGGCGAAAAAACTCTACCCCGAAATCAATTGTTACATCGATTTCTTCTCCTGACGGGGTTGTTACTTTTTTCTTTAGGTCTAATCTTGGCTCTTGTTCATTTAAGTAAGTTCTAATAAATTTAGAATCTGAAATCGGCATTTGTTGAACATATTGTGAAATTTGTAATCTATCTGTATTACCATTTATTGAAACAATTTTAGCCTCTAATTTTTTTGTTATTTTTGGTGCTATAACTCCTTTTGGATATTTTTCCATTTCTTTGTCAATGTCATTATCTTCACCATAAGTTAAAAACTTTAATTTAACACTATCTCCACTTGTTGGTAATACAACATCAAAATGTCCGTTTGAATCGGCAATTAGTTCTGTCTTTTTAATATTCATTTCTGACAAATCAACCGCAGTTTCAAATCTTTGGTTTGTTTTTGGGTCTGTAACATAAAGATTATATTTTGTACCAAAAGCAGTATTTCTTAAGAAAATTAAAATAGCTTCAACGTCACCTGTTAACATTTCTTCAATCTTAAATTCAGGCTCATAAATTTTACTTCTCAATAATTGATTAATAATCTGTACCGCATCCATATTTGTTGATGCCAATAAATTTTCATCTTGAGCAGTCAAATAACCAATTTTAATTGATTTCTTTTTATTTTTGTAAAAAATTCCTTGCGAAGGAAGTGGTACCACGTCATGTGGTAGGTTAAAATTCATTTGACCGTATTTGATTTCGTTGTTTTCCATAAAAAAAGCCAGACTTGTGTCTGGCTTTAAATATAAACTGACTTTGTTTTTTTGTAAATAATTAGTATACTAATATACATCTATCAGGTCTCATAGTACATGATATTGTTTGTAATCCGTCATCAGTGTATGTTACAGCTTGAAAATCTACGTCAGTTAAGAAACATCCTTGCAGTATCCATTTTTCAACCGCAACACCCGTAGGGTCCAACATTTCTAAAGTAACGTCTTTTTTATATCCTGCAGCATAACCCATACGACCTGTAACAGATTCTGCATGTAATCTAACCCATTCCATAAGTGCCTGAGCCGCTGATGGACCAATAGGGTCACGGAATGTTACACCAATTGTACCCCATTCAAATGAACCTGCAACATATGTTTTTGTGTTTAAAAATGGAATATCTTTGGACGCAATTGTTATTTTAGGACGGTTTGTTGATTCAACATACCAAGAATTAATACCCAAAGAAGACGGAAACGTCAAAATAAATCGGTTTTTTCGTTTTGGTTCGTAAGGGTCGGGCATTTTCATTAATAAGTCAGCCATAATATTATTTTAGTTTTTTTATTTTTTTTTCTGTTTATTTTCCTTATAAATATTGACTATTTGGTTTTTTTCATCATATATTTCCTAGGCGTTCTAGTTTATTAATTATCTAGTTATTTAATATTTAGTTTTTATATTAGATTTAGTTAAATAAGTTTGCACTGGGTTCTCATTTCCAAATTCTTTTGCTAAGAACTCCTTAACTTTTTCTATGTTTTTTAAGTCGTCGTCAGAAAACCCTATTTTTGGTATCACAAAATTATTGGACACATCATTTTTGAACAATGTTTTTCCACCCAATTTCATAGACAACTGTTTTACATATGATATAAAATCTCTCAAAGCATTTATTTTTCCTTCTTCAGGGTTTGCTTCAGCACCAGAGCCAAATGAAACAGGATGAAATTTACACATATCCAAATATTCTCTTATTAAAGTATCATCATCTTTAATATCTTCACCCGATATTTCCCTGTAATCTTTGAGTGACTGAACCAATTTTTCTTGGTCGATTCCGCCAATGTCATTTTTAATTATACGATATACCGCTTCTTTCAAAATTTCAGGATTGTGACCCCTTGCAGTGATTATCGCAAATATTGACCCACCATTTATACACTCAACAAAATCATCCCATGATGGACCGAACCCAGCATATAAAACATCTTCTAAAAATTGTTGTTCACCGTCTTTTCTGAAATATCTAAATGGTCTATCGGCATATCCAATAATTGTTTTACCATTATAAACAAACGGTTCTTTCCCTAATATGTGTCTATATTCCGCAAAATCTTCAGTTGTTATCCCAAATTCATTACCTTCATTATCCACCACCATAATCTTTGTTGGCATGTTCATTACGTTGTCATCCCAATCAAATGCATAATATTTGTGGTCAGGTAATTTATCAGGGTCTAACCCTTCATTAACTAACTTAATTAAGTTTTTATGAACAATTTTTTTTAAATTCATTATTTTTTCTTAAGTAACTTAGCGATAATTCTTTCTAATTGTGATTCTGTAACAATAACAGATTGTGGTTTTTCAGAAAAAGTTTTAACACCATTTGATTTGATGTTTAAATTTTCAAGTAATGTTTTCTTTGGAAATTTCATTTTTTTTATTTTTTGATTAAGGGGTGAGATTTCTCCCACCCCGTTTATTTTATTTATTAAATATTCTCAAAAGACGCTCCTGAAGGTGTAATTAAGAATTCAATATCAATAAATTCAAGAGCTTTTGTTGGTTTAAGGTAAATTTTACCTGTCATTGTATTTCTATCTAAGTCTTCAGGTGTGTTTGTTACTACAACTCTAAAGTCTATTAAACCTCTGTCTCTTCTGATTGAATCCAAAATTGGGTTTACAGAATCTAAGAAGTCTTGTCTTACTTTATCATCGTTTTGTTCAAACAACAATCTAACCGCTACTGCCGAAATTAACTTACGAGCTTGTAACAACAATCTTCTAACGTTAATTCTATCAAGTGCTGATTCAGCGATTTGTGTTGTTTTGTTACCCCAAATTACTGTTCCAACATCTGAGAATGTTGCAATTGGGTTGATTCTACCTTGATATAATGTATCTCTATCATCTTGTGTAAGTTTCTTACGTGCTTTGATTGAATTTACAATACCTCTTGTGTAACCCGCAGATGCAAACCAAGGGAAAGATATATTATCAGTCAACGCTAAGTTTCTACAAACTTCAGCAGTTGGTGGGAGATATATTTGTGTATTATTAACCGTATCTCTTGTCAATACCCAAGGATAATAAGTTGCTGTATAGTTAGAATCTATACCTGTAGTTTCTAAATCATCAACCGCCTCAGTTGGGTAAATTAAATCTGTCGCAGGTGATGTGGTTGTAGTTGCAAACATATCATAATCAGGACATGTCATAATATACAATGAATCTGCTCTTTGAGTTTCAATCATATCAATCGCGTCTTCAACCAAATTACCATTGTTTACAAAATCAATACCTGGTGTTACAAATACGTTTATATTTGTTGCTTCAGGATTTGCAAATGTTTCTTGACCCAATAAGTAAGCGTAATAGTCAGTATTTGCCCAATCAGTTGCATTATTGTTAATTGTAATTCTCTTAAATGCCCCCCATCCTGTCGCGTCAGGAAATTGTGTTGAAGGTGCGGCACCTTTTTTATAGTTAGGTCCTCCTAATACATATCCGTCACCATTTGTTCTATACTTTCTGTATACATCCCAACCGTCAAATCCACCATTAACAAATAATGTAAATTTACGTGCTTGGATTCTATAGTATGGATTATTAACATCTGTTGGGTCAGAAGGTCCTGAAAAAGAAGCGTCACCAGCCTCAAACGCTGAAGTACCTGAAGTACTATATGATGATGAAATTGTTATAACAGTTGCCCCACTATCCATATGGAAACCTTTTGACAAATAGTCCCAAGACGCGGACGTAGTTTCAGTTGCTATTTCGTTTGGTGTTATTTTACCTTTATACGTGAAAAAATCAGAATCATAACCAAAAGAATTTGATATACCCAAGAAAGTTCTATTTATTTTATCACCTGAACTTCTTTGTACTGATGAAAATGGTGGTTGATATGTTACGTCACCAGCACTATCATATTTTGTTTTATAAATTGGGAATGGTGTAATATCACCATCATAATTTCTCATAGTATATCCTTCAAAACCACATGGTAAAGCATCTACAGGAGCTTCAGGATTTATTTCTAACATCACAAATTTAGACTTTTGTGCGTATTCACCATCACTAGTACCAATTTTAACACCAACAAAACTATTCAATGCTGGGTTCATACTACAATTTGTAAATTTTTCAACATAAACAGGATTAGAATCTGTGTCACCATAAGCTCTAATTCCAACGTCAAATGTTCCATTGTTGAACGAAATGTTCAAAATTGAAATTTTTATTTCTTCATTTGCTGCATTACCGTCTGATATTGAAATAAATTTGAATAGTTGGTAAACTTTATTACCTCTAAGTTCGGAAACTAAATAAGGTGTTTCTGGTGTTTGGTATTGTTCTAAGTACCATCCTATTGATGTTCCTGTACCGTTATCATCTTGAGCCGAAGGCAGTGAAGTTATACTAGAACTTATACCTCTAATATAACCCATTTTATATCCATAGTTTAATAGATTACTAAATTCTTCTTCGACAAATAAAGGTACTTCATCACTTGGTTTTGAGAAATTTGAAATACCCAATACTTTAGATATGAAATTACTATCTGTAGAATCCATAGACACTTTTAGATTTATAGATTCATTACTACTTGTTAAACCTGAAATGCCAAAAGCTGCGTAAGGACTAATAGATGCTCCTGAATATGTTCCAGTAAAATCTAAACCAACATCTGTAGTTCCTGTTACAACCCAAGTTGGATTAACCGAACTTGTATAGTTTGATACACCTCTTGAACGTAGTGTTGCAATTACAACATCATTATAATCAGTAAATGCAGTACCTACTTGTGTAAATCCTGAAACAGAAACTGAACCTGAAAATTGTCCACTAACACCATATGTTGTTCCTGACAATGTATGTATTCTTGATGTAAAGGAATACCCTGAATACCCATTACCTGTTGTTGGGTCAAATTGTGCGTAATACCAAGCGTCATTATCTCTACTACTGTAATCTGTTAATGAATTTTTTACACTAGGTACACTATATACATTTATTATACCTGTCCATCCACCACCTGTCAATGAGTTATAGTTTGTATCAGGTATTGTACCAAAAACATATGCAGATGTACCACTAGTACTTGGTGTTAACATAACACCATTTAAAAATGTTTTTAATTTATTTGAAATCGTGGTTGTTGTACCATTATTTAAACTTATAATTGTATTTAAATCTTCGTTAAAAATTGCAGTGCTTGTCGAACCTAATTCTATTGTTGACGTACTTCCTGTTGTTCCTGTAAATGTTATTAAAACTTCGGTTAATGTCACACCTGTATTTTGTGAAACAGAACTACCACTAACATTTGCAACTGTTTTAATAGACCAAGAAGGTCCCGCATCATATCCTGACAACCCTAACACTCTTGTTACAAATAATTGATTAGATTGTGAAAGATATGCCTTAGCAATATATGCTGCTTCATATTTAGGTATTTGTGTGTCAACAAATTTTTCAGGAATTGCACCACCAAATACTGTTTGGAAGTTATCGAAATCTGTTATAAAGATTGGTTCGAATGCTGGACCTTTTAAGGTTTCGCCAACAATACCTAATGTTGTAACACCTACGCTTTGTGCTACGAATGATAAATCACGTTCTGAAGTATATACTCCAGGTGAAACGAATACTTTATTGGATGTTGCCATTACTATTTAATTTTTTCTTTTTAAGGTTTTATTTTTATACATAAATATTGTTGATTTTTTCAAAAATCTTATTATACCGCTTATATTTATAATATGGTATGAATAAATTCTGCCTTTTTTCTGCTTTATGAAAAAAACACCTAAGAAAATAAAAAATATTAAAATTTCTATCGAATCACATCAGATATTAAAAGAGTATTGTGATAAGAAAGGTTATAAGATTTACGGATTTTTAGAAAGTCTTATTAAAGAAAACTGTCAAGTTAAAAAAGACATATATGGTGAACCATTAGACTAATTTGACATCAAATAATATATTAGCGTCTTGTCCTATGTTTGTTTTTGTGACATCTATTCTTAACGTATCGTTTGTATTAACTTGAAAAAATTCAACGTTGGAACCAATCAAATTACCATTTATTAATACATCATATGAATCAACATTATTTGTACTAACTAATGTGTAATCAAAGTTTGCTCTAACAACATCAATAAGATAATTATTATTATTTAAAAATTGTAAGTTTCCTATAATAGTATTTTCATTTGATTCACTTGAAACCGCAAACCTGTCTTTTAATTTTGTTGATACGTCATACATTGTTAATACTCTCGATACCGCAGGAGAAACTTCAAATTGCTCCTCATCTAAAATAACACCTAACATTTTAAATGTATAACTCTGAATGTAGTATCTTCTTTTTTGTAATTCATTAACTGATTGGTCTGTAATTGTATCCATTAATATTGGAATATATCTACCGTTAATAGTGGTGTACGCTTGTTTTGAACCAAAAGTATCTAAAACTTTTTTATTAAACGCATTTAATTCTCGCATCCTGTTTGTGAATATTTTCACTTCATACGTGATATCAACAGGAGTTGGTTGTGGTATTTTATAAACATCATATCCATTTCTTGTTCCGTCAAAGGTTGGGACTAATGCATATTGAAAAGTTGGTCTGCCAGGTATTTTAAAAGACGTTCCTTGATTTGTGCCGTATGGTGTTTCAGGTTTTCTAACAGTTGCGACAAATGGTGGTGATATGTTTTTATCTAAATCTTGAAAATTCCAAGTCTGAGTAAATTGAGCCCAGTTTTGTGTGGTAATTAACACATCAATAGTGTTAACTTTTTTTCCATCAACCGTAATACCTAAAGTATTTTTTACAAAATCCAACATCCCTCTATCTAAATCTGCGTGATATATTCCTTTTGGAAGATATGTACCGTCCTGTTGAATTTGTTCTAATAATTCTTCTCTTCTTTCTTGTAGTCTTTTTTTAGGAACAAGAGAAATGTTTTTTACTAATTTTTTAGGTAGTGCCATTATATTCCTTTAAATTCATCTTCACTTACAGGTGTACAAACAAATGTTCTATAATATGGTTTGTATCCACCATAAGTGTGTTTATTGTCCGAAATAATCCTACCGTCATCGGCAACCGTATAATATCTCATTTTACTTTCAGTTTCAGGATATCCAATATAATCACCATAATTAATTTGAATACCCAATTCTTCTAAAGTGTGAAGATATACACTAAGTTTCATATTTCCTGGTTCTGTTTGAGTTAATCTTGAACCACCGAATTCTGCCTGACTTGGAGCTTCTATTTGTATAAAACCTTTAACCTCAACAGGAGGTAAAAAATTTATACTATCTGTTAAAGCCTCTCCATACACACTATCTTGATTAGTTTTTGACTTATCAACACGATAAAGTACAACGGTAAAATTCATATCACCTAATAACCATTCTTCACCTAAGGCAATATTTAATTGAAAATCTTTTTCACCAAAGAATTTAGATATACGGGTAATTGGTACTTTGTTACTCATTATTGATAAATACAACAAAAATGATTATTATTAAAGTAATTAATGTCCGATAGTGTAACAATAGAATCTTCACTTTTGGTTGAACAAAAAGCTCTAAAAATATTGGAGACCTATGATGGTGCCAATAATTATATACTAAAACTTAAGTCAATATACGGACCAACCAAAAAAGGAATACCAACAAGAAGTCAATGTGAGTATATAATTTCTTATAATAATTCGGTTCCAAAAGTTGCAAGAAAATGGGTTGAACTTGATTCTTATTTTTCAGAAAAAATTGCAAACGAAAAACTTTATACCGAACCACCAAAACAAGTTTGGGTTGAAAAGTTATTAGTTGAAAAAGATAAGTCTTATCATGTTTGGGGTAAATTTTTTGAAAGTGAACAACTAACAGATTTTTGGATTCCAAAAGTTGCCATTATTAAAAACCCCGAACAATACTACAAAGAAATAGATTTTTCAAAGTATTCACATAGACCAATGTTGTCCCATCAGATTGAAGCTGTAAATAAATTGGTTAGAACTAAAAGATTTATTTTGGCAGATGACATGGGTTTGGGAAAAACAACTTCAACGGTTGTTGCTGCATTAGAAACAGAAGCAAAAAAAGTTTTAATAATTTGTCCTGCATCTTTAAAGATTAATTGGCAAAGGGAAATTCAAAACTATACTGACAGACCAATTTACATTTGTGATGGAAAAAAATATGAAGACGCAGATTTTGTTATTATCAATTATGACATCATCAAAAATTTTCACGACCCGCAAAATAAAGAAAATTCACTAATATTAAAAAGTAATTTTGATTTAATAATAATTGATGAAGCACATTATATTCAAAATAGTTCTGCTCAGAGAACAAAATTAATTAATAGTTTTGTTAAAGATGTTGACCGTCTTTGGTTATTAACAGGAACACCAATGACATCAAGACCAATGAACTATTACAATCTTTTGAATTTAATTGAGTCTCCCGTTGCTGCAAATTGGATGGCATATGTTGTTAGATACTGTAATGGTTATCAATTTAAAGTTGGGAATCGGAAAGTTTGGAATGTCACAGGTGCATCACATTTAGAAGAATTAAGAGATAGAACATCAAAACAAGTATTAAGAAGATTAAAAACTGATGTTTTAGATTTACCTGACAAAATTATTACACCTGTTTACTTGAGATTAAAATCAAAAGAATACGAAGAATTAATGGGCGAATATTATGACTGGTATGATAAGAACCCCGACGAAAGCTCATCGTTAACTGTTCAATTTACAAAACTGACAAAAGTTAGACAAGTAATTGCAAAAGAAAAAATAAACTCAACAATAGAATTAATTGAAAACATTTTAGAACAAGATAAAAAAGTAATAGTTTTTACAAACTTTACCGAAACATTACAAACTATAAATTCACATTTTGGAAAAAAATCTGTTTATTTAGATGGTTCTTGTAGTCCAAAACAAAGACAGGATGCTGTAGACAGATTTCAAAACGATGAAAATATTAAAGTATTTGTTGGAAACCTGAAAGCAGCTGGTGTTGGTATAACACTTACGGCCGCTGAAGCGGTTATAATGAATGACTTATCATTTGTACCATCAGACCACTCTCAGGCGGAAGATAGAAGTTATAGATATGGACAGAAATCAAATGTGTCCGTTTATTATCCAATATTTGAAAATACAATCGAAGGAGTTATATATGATATTTTAAATCATAAGAAAAATATTTTTGAGACCGTAATGGGTGATAATTTATCAAGAGCCGACATAGTACAAGAAATAATGTCCAAAATACATGACCGTAGGTAAAGTTTTGTAAGTTTCTATTTATTTATTAGAAAAGAAAAACTTATGAAGTTAAAAAAGTTAGAAGCCGAAATAGAAGAAGTTCAAAGCATAATAGAGGGTGTTGAAAACAAAAACGAGAAACTCTTAACGGAACAAAAAGAAATTATTGAAGAAATGAAAAAAATTGGTATTGAAAAATTACCATATTCATATTCTTCCCTCCAAAGATTTATTGACCCCAAAACAATGAATGTTCATTATAACAAACATTATAAGGGTTACGTCGATAAACTAAACAAGGCATTAGAAAAAGTTAAAGGTGCCGATTTGGAACTTGAAGAAATCATCAGAGGAATATCAAGGTACAACAAAACGGTAAGAAATAATGCGGGTGGCGCATTTAACCACGCATTGTTTTGGAAGATGTTGACACCAAAAAGACAAAAGATTAAAGGTGAAATTTTAGAAAAAATTATCAAAGATTTTGGAACCTATGAAGAATTTAAAAAACAATTCATAGAAAAAGCAAAAACAAATTTTGGTTCAGGATGGTGTTGGTTGATTATTTCTAAAAGTGGTAAATTAAAAATTATTACCACCCCAAATCAGGACAACCCATTAATGAATATTATTAAAGATGGTGGATACCCAATTTTAGGTTTGGACCTTTGGGAACACGCATATTATTTAAAATATCAAAACAAGAAAGACGAATATATTGATAAATTTTTCTTGGTTATAAATTGGGAATTTGTTAATTCTTTATTGTTATCTCGAACAGAAAAGAAACTTAATGAAGAAAAATTAATGAATAGACTTCTAACAGAAGGGGAAAAAAGTATGGGATGTAATACAACACAAGTAAAAGAAATTAATAGATTATTTTCAACAAACCCACAGGTTAAATATAAATTCATGAATACCATTAATGGTATTCTAAAAGATGTTTATCCTGAATATTGGAAGGAAAAAGACCAATATGAGCCAGGTTCAATGTCGGGTATATATGATTTTGGAACACCAGGTCGTTCAGTTATTAATAAATTAAATACAAATTACAGCTCATTCTGTATTTTAATAAATGACCTAAATGTTTTCTTAAAATCTAAAGGACACAAACCAATTATGTTTAGTCAAGATAATAAACAACAACAATTAGAAGAAGTTGAAAGATTCAGTGAGTATTTGGTTATGTTAAAAGATAGAATTTTTAATTTATCTACTTCTAAAACCTTTCAAGAAATTATGAAAAAACTGAAGGAAACTGACGAGAGGGGTGAAAAAAGGGAAGATGAAACAATAATTCAACTTAAAAAAATTTTTAATACGGATGATGTACACAAAATTGGCGGACTTGGTAGCGAGGAAGATATGATTTCAGGTGTTGACGCAATTATTAATATCAATGGAAAAAGATTAACAGCACAAATAAAACCATTTAGTGGTATTAAAGAAATATCTCCAACTGAAATTATGGTTTTTGGTTCAAGTGCGACCAAAAAATATAAAACAGATTTTTTAGTTTTTAATAATACAAATAAAACTGTTGTTTTTAAAAATGACAAAACAAAAATATTAGATGGGAATTACGTTTTTCCAAAAGAAAGCGAAATTAAATCTGTTTAATATTTATATGTAATGACAATTATTCAAGAACCCGAAAGAAGTAGACTATACAGAAGAATAAGAAATCTTCTTGGAGCTCCTGTTAGAGGTGTCGAGTTGGAAGACGAACAAATGGATTCGTTGATGGAACTCGCTATTGGTGACTACACACAATACGTACTAAATTGGTTAATTGATTCCCAATGGACATCACTTAATGGTTTAAACTTAGATGAACGTTCTGTTGCAAATGCACTTATTACACGTAGTTTAGATTGGGAAACACAATATACTTACGCATATTCCAAAATTGTTGGTTTACAAGCGGGTGGTCCTTGGGTTTTGAAAAAAGATTATTTTGACTTAGTACCAAATCAACAATTGTATGAAATTCCTAAAGGTAGAGAAATTAACGAACTTTTGTGGTTTCAAAGAGCAGAATTAAATGATACGTTTTTTGACCCATTCATGGGTGGATTATATGGATTTGGTGGAACAGGTTTAGGAGGTCCAGCGGGATATTCCCAGTTTGGTGTGGGTGGTAGTTATTTTATGATGCCCGCTTTTGACGTTCTTTTAAGAATGGCAGATAGAAATATAAAACAAAGAATTATTATTGGTGATTTAACGTATAGAATTACCGCAGCGCCCGACGGTAAAAAAATAGTTCACTTATATAACACACCTGGTGGAAGATTTGATTTTTCAAACATATCATTTAATCAATACAGATGTTGGTATTGGTATTATGATACTATAGATGCTGACAGAGATGATTGTTTGGCACAAAATCCTGATATTGTAAAATTACCGTCAGATATACCATTAGAAGAACTTTCTTGGTCAGAATTAAACGTTCCCGCACAACAGTGGGTTAGAAGATGGTTTACCGCATATTGTAAAGAAACTCTTTCTCGTATTTGGGGAAAATACAGTGGTAATCTTAAAACACCCGATTCTGAATTAACATTAGATTTTGCATCTTTAGCGACTGAAGCAAAAGATGAAAGAGCAAAATTAATAGAAGAATTAATTGGTGCTGAAGGACAACTCACTAGATTAAGACCTGAAAAAGTAATGGAAAGAGAAGCTTTATTGGCCGAAAACTTAAATAAACAATTAAAGTTTAGAGCAACACCTGGTAATTTTTACGTAATATAATGCCATTATTAAGAAGTATACCATCTAAAAGAATAATAAATGGTGTTGAAATTAATACATCTGAAAATTTATTAATTTCAGAATCATTTTATAAAACAAATGGCGAATATGCCATTGTAATCAAAGGTGTTGATTTTTGTGAATTAATTTTAGATAGTAAGACAAGTGACCATGTTGTTGTTAAAGCGTTAACACGCGTTTTAATAAAACCCGATAGAAATAAAATTGACGAAGAATTTGATGAAGTAGAAATCAACAAAGGTGCTTGTGTCGAATTCTACTTCATGGGTGGTTCTTGGTATATATTATCTTCAGACGGTTTGAAACTCAGTTAAAGATTCTGACCACCCTTCTTCAGCTAATTCGTATATATAATCAGGTTCTAAACCTCTTTTTTTCCAATACTTTAATTCATCAGGGGATATTTCTAAAACATCTTCAAACAATCTATCTTGGTCACCATCGCCTAATGGATATCCATTAACAAGTTCACATTGTTCTTTGGTAAAAAATTCTCTTTTTGACGGGTCATCAACCAATAAAGTATTTCTTACATCATCTTTAAAAACAACCATTAATGGTTCTAATCGTTTATTAAATGTAACAACAGCTCTTGGTACGTTATATTCACCTGTTAAATCAGGATTTTTTTCTAATTCTTCATTTTCTAACCTATAACAATTAATAACTAAAGAATCCGCCTTTTTCTGTACATCACCATGTGACGCTCTTGTACCATTATTAACATAATAAATCACATCACCCAAATTAACATTTAACCCATCACGAATTGCTAATTCCATATGAGCCATTCTTGACATCAAACTACCCGCTTTAGTTTTTTGTGTACATCTAACACGATAATCATCTAATGTTAATTTTACCTTAGCTCTCGACGCAATCAACTTTAACGGAATTTTCATACTAACAATTTTTTCTAAATATTCGTAGTAATATTCTACAAATTCCTGACCCTTACCATTTAGTAAAAGTTTCAATCCTTTGTCCAAAAATTCTTCAATATACAAAGGAAGTTTTTTAGATTTAATTGTATTACCAACTAATTTAATTTTTCCTTTATCAGTCATCAGTGCGTAGTTCTTACGAGCTACATTTATACATGATGGCCAAACACCATCAGTATCTAAAGCCATTTCACCTCTCATGAATATATCGTTGTATTCGGCAACATCAGCTTCAGCTCCTGTATATTCTTTATCTTTTTTAACTTTCCAGTTTAATCCACGACCAATATATCTATGAACATCAACATCATCGGGAGATGAAAAGTTTACACCGTCAGTGTCCATTACAAGTGGTTGGTATCCACGTTTCATGAAGAATTTAATCATCTGACGAAGATATTGTCTACCTGTACATGTAATCTGTTCACCCATGTACATATCACCCCAATGAAATACTTGCGGAGCGGATAAAGCTCCAAACATTGAGTTAATGAAAATCTTAATTGGTAATTGTTTGTTAGAATATGTTGCAGAAAGTTTTGGGTCAGTCTTTTCATATTTTTCCGCTAATTCTTTGTATAAAATACGTGTATCACGGAAATACTTTAACATTCCTTTCATCGCCCCTGTTACATCACATTTTGGAAATACATCGTGTACAAGTTGTATTGAAGGGTATAGTGAACTGAAGTCGAGCTTTAATACATTTTTAGAATAACCAACTTTAAGTAATCGTGATAACCCACCAACAAAGTCTGTCTTTCCTTGTTTTTCGGGAATTGCTAAACCATTTTTGTAAGACCAAGCAACCATCAACATTTTCCAAAGAGTTGCGGTTCCCATTGTAGAAACCCTTTCATATGTTGTCGGAATCATTGACGCAAGTAAGAAAGACGCTTGATTAAATTCTTTATCAACTATCAGAGTTTCTTCTAAGTCATCATCAAGATATCTTTCAACTATATTGTCACCAGTAGTCTTGATGTAAGTGTCGGTTCTTCTTTCACATATTTCGTCTACTCTTGGGTCCAATCCAACTTTTTTGTAATTACCATTTTTAATATTTAACCAATATTCTTCTTTCTTTTTATATAAAGAACCAATATCGGTATGTTGAATATAAACTCGGTCTTCCGCCTCAGCATTGATAAATTGTGTAATATATTTCAAACCCGCCGCTTTAATGTTTGAATTAATTGCTTGAGCTCTACGAACCGAATGTAATATATCAATTATATTATAACCCCAAATAGAAGTTTGTTGATAATCTTCTACTTCATTTGCCAACTTCAATATCTGTTTTGACTGAGTTATACTACGTTCAGGATTCAAGGAGTGACACACTTTCTTTATGTCCAAACCAAGTACTTTACATCTCTCGAATATCCAATACCAGTCAAAGTTAAATGAGTTATATCCACCAATAATTGAAGGTCTAAGCTCATCAATGATTCTAAAAAATTCAATTATACCGTCTCTCTCTTGTTCTTCTTCCAAACATTCAATTACCTTATGGTATCCTTTGTTGGTTTTTAATCCAATCATGAATATCCTACCATCTTTAGGTTCAAGTGATGTGGTTTCTAAGTCAAATACCAAACGAGTTATTTCATCATAATCTGCAAATCCTTTAAATAATCGTTTTTCTTTTTGAACTAAGAATTGTTCTACGGGTGGTAGTAATAATACTTTATCTCTCATGGATTCACCCCAAGGGTCTAATCCACCATCCCTAAAAAATTGAATTAATGTTCTGTATCCTTTGAGTGATTTTACCAAGAATGTAAGACCTCTTTCAAGTCTTTTATCACCCATAGTTTCAAGTTTATCGATGACAATTCCATATTTGGTCATTGCCTCTTTTTGTAAACCTTTTGAACCTTGATAGAAGTTTAGACCACGCAAATCTCCAACCCAAGCAAACGCAACAAATGTGTCTCTTTGAATTACTTTTCCTTTACCAGGTACTTCTTTAATTTTGTAAATGTAATCTGACTGATAATCGAATTCTATCGACGTGATAAATTCTTCGGGGTCAGCACCCTCTAAAAACTGCTTAATTTCTTCTTGTGATATCATATTTTCCTTTCCGAGTGGTGTATTAGCTGTCGTACTTAACGACATTTACCTTACTCATTCATGGATAAATATAATTTAACAAACCAATACTATCAACAACAGTACTGAGTTTTGATAAAAGAATCTGTTACGTTAATATAAAGATTTTCTCTAATTGGAACTATAAGTTCTCCCTGTGATGTTGTCACACTAAATTCACCAACAAAACGTCCTGTTGATTTTGTATCTCTTTCAGTAAATTTAAAATAAATATAATATTCTGCAGGTGCGTCAGGATTATCAAAAAGCTTTTCAACAATATATGCAGGTTTAGATGCAATCTTTAAAACACCCGTTCCTTCATCTCTCATTGAAAATGTAATTACGGCATTTTCTAATTCTTCCATAAAATTACGAAAGTCGTTTCTACCATCCT